ACAGGAGTTGTTAAGTCGTGCCAGCAGTAACTAGAATAGGAGACGCTGATGTTGCTCATTGTTCAGGAATGACAAGGGCTGTAGGGTCAAGTAATGTTTTTGTAAATAGTATTGGTGTATCTCGTCAAGGCGATAATAACACTAGTCATTTATTACCAGGTGTGCCTTGTCCTGCTCACTCAGCTTCTATTGCTGTAGGTAGTTCTACGGTTTTTGTAAACGGAAAAGGCTGTGGTAGAATAGGTGACGCTATATCTGGTTGTACAAGTGTAGCAGCAGGTTCTTCTAACGTATTTGCTGGATAGTCTTATAAATATTAAGCGATATGGCAAATTATGACGCTTCAGTAACGAATAAAAGCAATCAAAGTGTTAGGACTTTTAAAGACTTAAATTTAGACTTTGATAGAAATACGGTTACAAATGATGTAGTTAAAATTGAAGATGTTGAGGCTATAAAAAGAAGTGTTAGAAATTTAGTAAACACTAATTTTTATGAGAGACCTTTTCATCCAGAGTTAGGTTGTGGTATTAGACAATTATTATTTGAACCATTTACACCAGTTACAAGTATTTTTATAAGAAGAAAAGTAGAAGAAGTAATTACTAATTATGAGCCAAGAGCAAGATTAGATCAGGTAATTGTTACAGAAAGTCCTGATAGAAACTCAATAGAGGTAAGAGTGGTTTTCTATTGTATGAACATAGCAAATCCTGTTACGGTATTAACAACTTTACAAAGAATAAGATAATATGGCTTCAAACAAATTAACGGTATCAGATTTAGATTTTGATAATGTAAAAAGTAATTTAAAAACATTTTTACAAAGTCAATCAGAGTTTCAGGATTATGATTTTGAGGGTTCTGGTTTTGCCGTTCTATTAGACCTTTTAGCTTACAACACACACTATCTAGGTTTCAATGCTAATATGTTAGCAAATGAAATGTATTTAGATTCTGCTGATATAAGAAAGAATATTGTGTCGTTAGCTAAAATGTTAGGTTATACTCCAACATCAGCAAAAGCACCAACAGCAAATATTGATATAACAATTAATAATGGTACAGGTGCTACGGTAACAATGACCAAAGGCACGGTGTTTACATCAACAATAGGTGGCACATCATATCAGTTTGTTACAAATGCTGAAACAACAATATCACCACTTGAAGGTGTTTATAAATTTTCTAGTGTGCCAATTTTTGAAGGTACTTTAACAACATTTAAATATACCGTAGATAGCACCGATCCTGACCAAAAATTTATTATACCAAATGTCAACGCTGATATTTCTACTTTAAAAGTTACGGTTCAAAATTCTTCTAGTGATACAACATCACAAGTTTATTCAAAAGCAACAGGTATTGTAGGTTTAACTTCAACATCTAAAGTTTATTTTTGCCAAGAAAGTGACGAAGGTAAATTTGAAATTTATTTTGGTGACGGTATAGTAGGTAAATCTTTATCAGATGGTAATATTGTTATTTTAGAATATGTTGTTACTAATAAAACAGCTTCTAATGGTGCCTCAAGTTTTGCTTTATCAGGAGCAATCGGTGGTTTTTCAAATGTATCTATCTCAACGGTGTCAAATGCTCAAGGCGGTTCAGATCCACAAACAAAAGAATCAATTAGATTTAATGCTCCTCTACAATATTCAGCACAAGACAGAGCAGTTACTACAAGTGATTATGAAACAAAAATTTTAGAATTATATCCTAATGCTCAGGCCGTTTCAGCTTGGGGTGGTGAAGATGAAGAAACACCAATTTACGGAACGGTAAAAATTTCTATTAAGGCAGCTTCTGGTTCTACATTAACAAATGCTACAAAATTAGATTTAGTAACTCAATTAAAAAAATTCAATGTGGCTTCAGTTGTGCCAGAAATTGTTGATCCAGAAACAACATCTATTTTATTAACAAGTAATGTTAAGTATGATAGTAATGCCACAACAAAAACATCCGATACTATAAAATCAAATATTATAACTACATTAATAAATTTTAACACAAATAATTTACAAAAATTTGATGAAGTTTTTAGATATTCAAAAGTATCAAAAGCAATTGATGATACTGATACATCTATACTATCAAATATAACAACATTAAAAATTAGAAAAGAATTTACACCAACTTTAAATAGTTCAACTTTGTATAATGTTTACTTTAGAAATGCTTTATACAATCCTCACTCTGGCCACAACTCAGCGGCTGGTGGTATTTTAGAATCAACAGGATTTAAAGTTGATGGCGATACAACAAACGAAATGTTTTTAGATGATGACGGTCAAGGTAATGTTAGAAGATATTACATAGTTTCTGGTGTTAGAACATATGCTAACAATACACAAGGTACAATAAATTATTCAACTGGTCAAGTTACTCTAAACTCATTAAACATAGCTTCAATATCAAATATCAGAGGTTCTGCTTCAACGGTTGTTGAGTTAACGGTAAAACCTAATTCAAATGATGTTGTGCCTGTAAGAAATCAAATATTAGAAATTGATACTGCTAATTCATCAATTACCGTAACTGCTGACTCGTTTGTTGGAGGTTCTGCTGACGCTGGTGTAGGATATACAACAACAAGTAGTTACTAATGGCCTCATTTAAAGATAAGATATCCTTACTCATAGAAAAACAAGCTCCTGAGTTTGTTTTAAATGATCACCCTAAATTTTTAGAGTTTGTAAAAACTTATTATACATTTATGGAATCGGCAGAGTTGGCCGTTACTAGTGTTGAGTCAACAGATGGTATTACACTAGAAACAGAAACAGCACAATCAAATAATTTAGTATTAGACGCCTCTCGTTTAGATACTGATAGAACACAACTAGACGCTGGTGATAAAATTATTTTAGAAGATTCATCTTTTGGTAAGTTTACAAGAGGTGAAACTATAACAGGTTCCACATCAAATGCCACAGCTACCGTTTTAGCAGAGGATTTATCTAATGGTAGATTGTTTATATCAGCACAAGATAAATTTTCTGTTGATGAAATATTAACTGGTGGTAATTCAGGTGCTCAGGCAGTTATTAATAATTATAAACCTAATCCTGTTAACAGCATACAAGAATTATTACACTTTCGAGATCCTGATAAAGCCATATCAAACTTTTTAACAAAATTTAGAAACGAATTTTTAAACACTTTACCTGAGACATTAGCTACAGGTTTAAATAGAAGAAATTTAATTAAAAATGTAAAAACACTTTATAGAACAAAAGGTACAAGTAGAGGCCACGAATTATTTTTTAGATTGTTATTTAACGAAACTTCAGAAACAATTTATCCTAGAGAACAAATGTTAAGAGCTTCTGATGGTCAGTTTGATACTAAAAAAATTATGAGAGCCATACAATCAACTGGTCAATTAACAACAGGTGATACAGCAGATTTAATTGGTAGAACAATTACAGGTGAAACTTCAGAGGCAACTGCTATTATTGAAAACGTATTTAAATTTCAAATAGGTGAAAACCTAGTAACAGAATTTATTTTAAACGAAGATACTATAACAGGCACCTTTCAAACAGATGAAGTAATTAGAGGTACAGAGACAGACGAATCAGATTTATTCATTAAGGCAACAGTAACAGGTATTCCAAATGTAATATCAATTACAAATGATGGCTCTCTATATACAACTGGTGAAGCACTAGGCGTAACAGGTGGTGGCTCAGGCGCTTCAATTAATATTGATGACGTTGGTGGTGGCCCTATTACACAAGTTTTTGTTGATAGTGTTGGTACAGGTTATGAGATTGGTGATGATTTAATTTTTACAAATACTGATACAGGTGGTGGTTCTGCTCAGGCAAAAGTTTCACTTGTAAATGGTGGTATTGTGGCTGAAGAAGGCACAACAGGAATGACAGAGGGTGAAGATCATTTAGTTTTAGAAGATGAAACACAAAGAGGCGACCCTTTTACAGGTAATAAAATTGTACAAGAATCTGGATCAGGCTCAGGTGATATAACAGATATTAGAATTATAAATGGCGGAAATAATTTTCGTTCATTACCTACTGCTACCGTTTCAACAGATAATGATGGTTCAGGTGCCACTATAAAACTTTTTGGTCCAGAAATAGGTAGAGTTCAATCATTAAAAATTATTGAATCAGGTGCTGAACATCAACAATCTCCATCACCACCTACTTTATCAATGAGATCAAAACTTGTTGTAACAGGTGTTTCAGGTACTTTTGTTACTACTGATACTATTTCAGGTGTTAGTGATGACGGTTCAACAACCGTCTCGGGTACTTTTGTATCTTTAGATAGTGATAGAGGTTTAATGACTTTAAGTGATGTCACAGGTAATTTTGGTGAGGGTGTAACTATCACAGGATCAGGTTCAGAGGCAACTGCCAAGGTTAGAGCAGGTACTTTAGCAACGGCTACGACAACGGTTTCAGCTGTAGCTACTACTTCAGGTACTTTTTTAAATGAAGATGGACATATTTCAGAAACTACAATGAGAATACAAGATAGTTTATATTACCAAGATTACTCATATGTAATTAAAGTTGGTAGATCAATTAGTGACTGGCGAGATAGTTTTAAAAAAACAATGCACGGTGCTGGTTTTTATTTTACAGGTCAAGTAAACATAGCTTCACAAGTCAATAACAGAATTAGAAGCTTTACAGGTATTAACTCTAGTATTGATTATGATGGTGTAGCACTAATAATTAATACATTATTCTCTACGATATTTGGTAGAAGATTAGGAACAGAGACAGATGGTACTTCTTTAAGAGCAAGTCCACAGGCTGGTGTTGATCCAGACTTTAACGATAGTACAACTGAACACTTTACTACAAATACAAGGGATGTTACATTAAAACAGGCTATCACTTTAAAATTTGATACTAGACCAACACATACTATTAGAGAAAACACTACTAGATTTGGTGTTGTAGTGGCAGGCCCTCGTATGAGAAGTATTAACAAATATTGGTATTTGTATAGTGGAAGTGACTTTCCACAAACGTCAGCCGTTGGTGCTGATAGTACAACAACATCATATATACAACCACTAACTCTGGCTGACTGGAATCAACATAGGGTTATAGGCACAAATTTAGATAGTGTTGATGGCACTATTGTACAATTCGGAGAGATAAACACACCGACACTAAAGACTTATTTAGCTTTTCCATCGGAAATTACAATAAGCTATAGTTAACAGGTATAAATATAAATAGATTAAAAAGGAATTTATGGCAGCTATAATAACAAACAAATTTAGAATCCACAACCAAGAGCAATTTGTGGAATCTTTTTCAGAATCTTCAGCGAATGTCTATTATTTGGGCATAGGAAGACCACAAGCATTTACAACACAAACTAGAGGTGATAGTAGAACAGAATATCAAGGTTCTGATACTGCTCCACCAACACCAATTGATTCAAATTACGAAGAATTTAATACTTTTAACGAATTATTAGCTGCTAAAAAAGTTACAAGTTCAGAAACTTCTATCGTAATTCCTAGAAGAAATTGGGCAACAGGTACAGTTTATGACTATTACAGACACGATTATGGTCATTTTGTAACCGGTTCAACTTCAAGTGTTCAAACAGCAAATAGTGGTGCTACTACTTTATTTGACTCTAACTTTTATGTAATAACAGAGGACTTTAATGTTTATAAATGTTTAGATAATAATAGTGACGCTGCTTCAACGGTAAAACCAACAGGCACATCAACATCTATATTATCAACTGGAGACGGTTATAAATGGAAATTTATGTACACTTTATCGGCTGCTCAACAAACAAACTTTTTATCAACTGACTTTATGGCAGTTGCTACTAATTCAACGGTAGCGGCCGCTGCTGTAGATGGCGCCGTAAATGTAGTTAAAATTAAAACTGCTGGTTCAGGTGGTTCAAATGGTTCACATACAGGTGTTGCTATCAGAGGAGATGGTTCAAGTGGTGTTGCTACGGTAACGGTTTCAGGTGGTGCTGTGACAGCAGTTACGGTTACTACACCAGGAACAGGATATACTTTTGCTTATATTAGAAACGCAGATATAGTTTCAGCAGGTGCTACGAGTTTATCTGGTGCTGAGTTAGATGTAATTATTGAACCAAAAGGTGGTCACGGTAAAAACGCTATCGAAGAATTAGGTGGTTTTTTTGTAATGATGAATACTAACTTTGAAGCTTCAGAGTCAGGTAACACAGGTGACTTTACAACAGCAAATGATTTTAGAAAAGTTGTTTTATTAAGAGATATTTTATCAGGCGGTTCAGCTGCTAGTGCTACAACATTAAGAGGCACAAAAGCAGTTTTAGTAACTTCGCCATCAGGAACATTTACAGCAGATGAAGAAATTAATCAAGCTTCAACTGGTGCTGTAGGTAAAGTTGTTGAATGGGATAGTTCAAACAATATTTTATTTTATATTCAAACAAGATTTAATGACGAGGGCGTTGATAGTAATGGTAATTTAACGGCCTTTTCAGGAGCAAATGCTATAACTGGTCAAAGTTCAAGTGCTTCGGCTACACCATCAACTTCATCAACAACAGTTGATAACATAGCATTTACTAGTGGATATAATTCAGGTGAGATTGACGCTGATACTGGTGATGTTATGTATATTGAAAACAGATCACCAATAACAAGAGCTTCAGATCAAACTGAAAACGTCAAACTGATCATTGAATTTTAGAGGGAAATAAATGCCAAGTCCAACAGACTTTAACCTCTCGCCTTACTATGATGACTTTAACGAAAGTAAAAAGTTTCATAGAGTCTTATTTAGACCAGCATTTGCTGTCCAGGCTAGAGAGTTAACACAATCACAAACGATTTTACAAAACCAAATCGAAAGAGTTGGCGATCACCTATTTAAACAAGGTGCGATGGTTATTCCTGGTCAAGTATCTATTGACACACAATATTATGCTGTCAAGTTAACAAGTATAGATTCTTCAAATACATTAGCTCAATTTACAACAGGCACAATTTTAACTGGTGGTACTTCAGGTGTAACTGCTGAGATTACAAAAACAGAAGCTACAGACGGTACTGATCCTGATACAATATTTGTAAAATATTCAAAAACTGGTACAAATAATACTGCTGATGTTTTTTCAGATAGTGAAACTTTAACAGGAACAAATAGTGATAGTGTTTCTTTATCTTGTGTTGTTAGCACAACTGCTACAGGTTCAGCTGCTGGTGTACAATCAGGTGTATATTATATAAATGGTTTTTTTGTACAAGTTGATTCTTCAACATTAATATTAGACAAATATACAAACACACCATCATACAGAGTAGGTTTTACGGTTACAGAATCTTTTGTAACACCAAGTGACGATTCAAGTTTAAATGATAACGCTGCTGGTTCATCAAACGTAAATGCTCCAGGTGCTCACAGATTTAAAATTTTATTAACACTTGCTAAAAAAACTTTATCATCAACTGAAGATGAAAACTTTTTTGAAATAGCTAGAGTTGTAAATGGTAATATTAAAACAATTGTTAGAAATACAGAATACGCCGTATTAGAAGACACACTTGCTCGTAGAACATTTGACGAATCAGGTGATTATGTTTTACACAATCCAGATTTTGATGTTAGAGAACATTTAGCTTCAGGTAATAATAGAGGTATCAATACACTTGCTAATGGTGGTGACGCTACAAAATTATCTTTAGGTGTTTCGCCTTTTAAAGCATATGTAAAAGGTTATGAAAATGAAAGAATAGGTACAACTTTTGTTGATGTTGACAAAGCAAGAGATTTTGAAACAGCAAACAATAATAAAACAAGATTTAATGTTAAAAACTTTTTTAACGTAACAAATGTTTTTGGTTCACCTGATATTGGATTTGTTTCTGGTGATGTAGAGGCATTTAAAACTATTAATTTATATGATACGGCTACAAGTGCTAGAGGTACAGAGGTATCTACGGTTGGTACAACCGTGCCACAAATTGGTCGTGCTAAGTCTCGTGGTTTTGAAACCGTATCAGCTACAGATACAGATGACATAAACGCTACAAGTTCAATTTACAAACATTTCTTATTTGACATTGAAATGTTTACACACTTAAATGCTTTAGGTACAGCTTCATACACAACAGGTGAAATTGTATCAGGTGCTACTTCAGGCGCCACAGGTATTGTACAAAGTATAACGGCGACTAGAAATACAGCAGTTACTTCTATCACAGCTTCAGGCACAGATATAGAGGGTGCTTTTTCAGCGGCCGTTGTTACTTTAAGTAATCACGGTGTTAGAGACGGCCAACAAATTCATTTAACAGGTGGTAGTTTTCAAATAGACTCATCAGCTACAAGTGATACAACCGTTTATACGGCTAGAAATACAACAACAAATACTTTTGAATTATTTGACTCTGTTGGCACAACAGCAATAAATGTAACATCATTTAGTTCAGCACCTACTTTAGAACACACAACAATAGTTGTTGGTAATGTTGAAGGCACATTTAGTGCTGGCGAAGTTGTAACAGGTCAAACTTCAAACGCAGCTTTAACTTTACAAACAAATGCTTTAGGTTTTAAAGCTGTAGGCACAAGAGATATTACAGCAGTTAAACAAATTGGTATGGCAGGCTCGCCAGCTTATACTGCTGATACATCATTAACATCAACTCACGGCACAAATACTACAATTACTGGAAATATTACGGTGGCTAATTCAGATGCCACGGTTTTTGGTAAAGGTACAAACTTTACAAATGATATTAAAATTGGTGATTCAGTATCATTTACAAATGACGCTGGTTCAACTATAACAGGTTTAGTAAAATATGTTGTATCACAAACAGAATTAGAATTAACAGCCGCTGTTGGTAGTTCAGATGTAACTACAGCTGCCGTTTTAACTAGAAGAAGATCAAAATTAAATAATCCTGAAAATAATATTTCTATATTTCAATTACCTTATACAACGGTAAAAACTTTAAAAACTACAGCAAATAGTGGAGCAACAGATACTAATTTTAATATTAGAAGAAACTTTACAGGAACATTATCATCAAATGGTGATGTTACAATTACTGCTGGTACAAATGAAACATTTGCTTCTTTAGCAAGTGATGATTTTACAGCAACTATAATGACAACTGGCTCTGGTGGCACAGGTGCTATTGGTGATGTATTAAATTTATCAGGTAATAACCACGAGGGTGACGCTATATTTAATTTAACAGGTTCGCCAACTGGTAAAACTCTAAACCTTGACTTTGGTGCTAACTTTCAAGGTCACAAAATAAAAATTTTAGCAACGGTACAAAGAACGGTTGCTGGTTCAAAAACAAAAACTTTAAACTCTGATCAAACGGTTGCCATCTCAACACAAGCTACTATTGAAAGTGGTGTAATTGGTTTAGGCAAGGCTGATGTTTTTGCTTTAAACAATGTTTATATGTCATCTGGTTTTGGTTCAGCTGCTTCTTCAAGTGATACAGATATTACAAATAGATTTGAATTAGATACAGGTCAAAGAGATAACTTCTACGACATAGGTAGAATTAGATTAAAACCTGGTGCTTTAAAACCAACAGGTAGATTACTTGTAGATTTTGATTTCTTTGCTCACGGTTCAGGTGATTACTTTGATGTAGATTCATATTCAGGTGTTGTTGATTACGAAAATATACCTAGTTACACTTCAGATACAACAGGTACAAAATTTGAATTAAGAGATACATTAGACTTTAGACCAAGAGTTGATGACGCTAGTACAATTAACTCAGGATCAAATGATAGAAGTTTTGACGGAACAGGTTCATCTACGGTAGATGTAGCACAATTTAATTCTGATATTACAGCCGATTTAGAATTTTTCTTAAATAGAATTGATAAAGTTTTTATCACTAGAGAGGGTATCATAAAAGTATTAAAAGGTGCCTCTGCTTTAAACCCATTGGAGCCAGAAAATTTAGATGGTCATTTATTATTGGCTACACTAACAATACCGAGTTACACTTTAAATACAGATGAAGTACAGGTAGATAAAGAAGACAATATCAGATATACAATGAGAGATATTGGCTCTTTAGAAAATAGAATTAAAAATATAGAATACTACACTCAACTTTCTTTATTAGAACAAGACGCTCAATCTTTACAAATACAAGATAGTGATGGCTTTGATAGATTTAAAA